TAATATGATAGAAAGCTCGTGTAACATCAAGGGCAGAACAAGCGTCGAAGTCTTAGACTTAGCCGAGCAAAAGATTTTCAATATCACGCAACACAGCAATAAGGTTGTGGGTCCAGAGGATGCAAAAGATATCCTTGCTCGTACTCTAACGCAGATAGACCATAGGATGAAGAACCAAGGCACGATATCTGGACTTGAGACAGGCTTCAAAGATTTAGATAATATAACTACGGGTTTAAATCCTGGAGAACTTATAATAATTGCGGGTCGCCCTTCTATGGGTAAAACCTCCTTTGCTATGAACATAGCGGAGTACGTGTCTATCAAGAGCGATAAGACGGTGCTGTTCTTCAGCATGGAGATGTCGGGGAATGACATTTTGTCTCGTATGTTGTCATCTATTGGCCGTATTGACCAAAATAAATTGCGCACCGGCCTTTTGAATGATGAAGATGTGGCGAGATTAGGCTCTACTGTACCGATAATAACCAATGCCAAACTTAAGATTGACCACTCAGCGTCCTTATCTCCAATGGAAGTGCGGGCTCGCTCTCGTCGTGTAGCTCGTGAATGCGAATTGGGGTTAATCGTGGTTGATTATCTGGGCCTCATGCAAATTCCAGGCCACACAAAAGGTCGAGTTGAGGAGATATCCGAGATATCACGGGCATTGAAATCATTAGCTAAAGAGCTTAAAGTTCCGGTTATCGCCCTATCTCAGCTGAATAGAAGCTTAGAGTCTCGCCCTAACAAGCGTCCTATCATGTCCGACCTTCGGGACTCAGGAGCTATCGAGCAAGATGCAGATTTAATTGCATTTGTTTATAGAGATGAAATATATAATGAAGATAGCCCAGACAAGGGAACAGCAGAGATTATTATTGGCAAGCATCGCAATGGTGCTATAGGTACGATACACTTAACATTCGTGGGACAATATACCCGATTTGATAACCTTATGACAGGATAAAGAAATGGAAGATAAAGCAGATAGGACTCAAGTGTTGTATGAAGTTGGAAATAATCAAATCCTAGAGCTTGTAAACTTGATGGGTGAGCTAGTAGAAGCAGTTCAAGATATAGCATCGGCAATCCAGAGAATAGACTCGAGATTGAAATCGGGCATAGTAACTTATCCTCAATCAGAGTAAGAAGAAAATATGACTGATAATCATTCTAATATCATTGACCAGAAAGAGCTAAATTTTATAGCTCGTATTTCATGTGAGAGCATTCATTTTGATACTGAAATTATGGTTTTATTTAGAAAAAGAGACTGTGTCAACAGAGCTGTAGAAAGAGTAAAAAAATCACAAAAAGACTTATATGATTATGAATGCGAATATGTAGACGCTATGATTGATGTAAGAAGACGACTTGAGACCATATCTTCCATTATAAAGAAGTATGAAGACTATAGATTCTCATCAAAAGCCCCAGAGAAAAGAAGGGAAGAAAATGCGTAATGACAAAGAAAATAGACTTGGAAAAAGAAAACCTAGTTGCGGAGCTTAAGGGGAGTCTCCTAGAGTTTTGCAAAGTATTTTACCCACTACTGACGGGGCGCGATTTTATAATTTCGCAGCCTATTGGACGGGAGGCACATGCAATTACCATATCTCGGGCGCTTACTCGAGCGGCAAGACTGCAAATTCCAAGTATGAGGCTAATAATTAATGTCCCACCAGGGCATGGTAAGTCGACTTTCTTATGTATGTGGGTGGCTTGGACTCTTAGTAAGTACCCTGATTCCCGTTATCTTTACATTTCTTATTCCAAGTCTCTTGCGGCTAAGCACACAGAAACAATTAAGCGTATTATTGGTCTTAGGCATTATAAATATTTGTTTGATGTTAGTATTCGCTGGGATTCTAAAGCTAAAGAGTTCTTCCAAACTACTGCTGGTGGTTCTATTGCAGCTTTTGGTTCTGCTGGTGCTATCGTCGGACAGGATGGCGGATTACCTGGGCTGGAGCGATTTAGTGGCGCCGTAATAATGGATGACTCTCATAAGATTGATGAGGCGCACTCAAATACTATTCGAGAAGGCGTTATCGAGAACTATCGCGAGACCATCCAGCAACGTGCTCGTGGAGTCAATGTTCCTTATATTTATATAGGGCAAAGAGTGCATGAAGCAGACCTTGCGGCTTATCTTCTTGAGGGGAAGGATGGGTATGAATGGGAAAAGGTGATATTACAAAGTGTAGATGCGTGTGGAAACGCCTTATATCCTGAGGCCTTCCCTCTTGATTCTCTTCTTATAAAACAGGATAAAGACCCTTACGTTTTTGCATCACAATTTCAGCAAAACCCAATCCCTGCTGGAGGCGGTCTGTTCAAGCCTGAATGGTTCATAACTCTAGATGAAGAACCGGAGATGCTTATTACTTTTATTACCTGCGACACAGCAGAGACCGATAAAAGTTGGAATGATGCTACGGTTTTCTCATTTTGGGGGATATATGAAATTGTCAACTTTGGAAAAAAATCAGGTGAAATTGGGTTGCACTGGCTTGATACTGTTGAGCTTAGAGTGGAACCAAGGGAGCTTAAGGATTCATTTGTCGATTTCTATACTGAGTGTACTCGCCATCGCATGCCTCCTCTTATGGCCGCGATAGAGAAGAAATCTACTGGAGTTACGCTCGTTAGCATTCTTAAGGAGCTTCGAGGAGTAACTATACGAGAAATAGAAAGGACACGAGCAAGCGGAAGTAAGACTCAACGATTCCTAGAAATTCAACCCCATGTAGCCTCAAAGCTAATATCTTTTACTAAAGGCGCCAAGCATTATGATATGTGTATCAAGCATATGACATCGATAACGGCTAACGATTCGCATCGTCATGATGATATCGCGGATACATTTGCTGATGCTATCCGACTGGCACTAATTGATAAGACCGTATATAGTATAGATAAGAAAGATAACACAAGGAGTGATATCTTAAGTAAGCTGAATAAGACATTCGGCGATAGACTAACAGCAGGGAATGCTAAAAACTATGACAGAAGTCGCGAAGAGATATTCAGATAGACTCGTTGAACTAAAAAAAACCGTTGAGGAAGCTCAAGAGTACTTTAGTGAAAACGTGAATCGCTTTAATGAGTTCATGCGCTTTGTTTTCAAATCGTCGATGAATCAACAAGAAATTGCGGCTCTATTAACTACTGGCCGACCTACAATTGAATTTAACATACTAGAAGCTTATATATCCCGTCAGCGCGGTGAATTTGCAACACATCAGCCTGAAGTTACAGTGCGTGCTGCAGATGGTGTAACTCTATCATCTTTAACCCCAGATTTTACAAAGCAAATTGAAGTCATAGAGGCTCACTTTAGGGCCATTCTTTCTGACGCTTCAGATGATATGCTTTCATATAACGTATATACTGATTTGATGGCTGGAGGATTCTCAGTAATCAAAGTCATGACAGAATATGTGAATGAAATGTCTTTTGAGCAGAACATTATTCGGTCTCGAGTTTTCGACCCAACTTTATGTTTTTTTGACCCTCTAGCCAGGGCAAGTCATAAAGGGGATGGTCGTTATTGTGGCGAACTATCCCCAATGACTCGCAGCGCTTTTACGGAGCAGTACGGCACGGAAGCCACCAGCAAGATGACGTTCACCCGTTCTCTTGCTGGCTTTAATTGGTCCTTCTCTAATGAATTGGAGGATATCATACTTGTCTGTGATTTCTATGAAAAGAAATGTAAACGAGAGAAGATTATCAAGTTATCCAATGGCCATGTTGTTCCTGAGAAATCTTACAAAAAGTTTATGGAAATGTGGGAGCAAGAATCTCATATAGAACAACCCCCTATTCCTGTTGGTGAACCTAGAATTACCATCATTGAAACTATATGCAGATATCGCATTTGTGAATCTCAAGTGCTAGAATATGTTGAGACTGATTTTAAGCATCTACCTCTAGTTTTTGTCGACGGTAATTCGGTGATGATAAATGAGTCTGGCGCATCAGGTCAGATGACTAGACCTTATGTTTTTCACGCAAAAGGTATACAACGTTTAAAAAATTATGCCGGTCAAAGTCTCGGAAACGAATTGGAGAATACAATACAACACAAGTTTATTGTTGCTATCGAATCTATCCCTGAAGATTATCAAACGGCGTATCAGAACATACAAAAGGCTGATACTCTGGTCTATAATCATTTTCTTGACTCTCGTAGTCCAGACGTACAACTCCCTCCCCCTCGCGAGGTTAACCGTACTCCTATACCCCCCGAAATCTCTCAGACATTCAGAATGTCGGATGAAATGACACAAGCCATTCTTGGTTCTTACGATGGAGCGGCAGGAATTAATCGAGATAACATGAGTGGTATAGCTTTTGATAAATCAGCAATTCAAAGTAACACAGCAGCAACACCTTATCTTGTAGGTTTCATAAAAGGACTTAATCGAGTTGCTGAAATTATATTAGATTTAATACCGAAATATTATAGAACACCACGTAGTCTTCCAATAATGTTGCCTGATGGCAAACGTTCACATATGGAGATAAACAAGAAAGGCTCTCTCTATATGAATTACGACCCTAACACTATGGAGATAAAAGTAGAAGCTGGCGTTAACTTCTCTCGTCAAAAAGAAATAGCTTTAAATACGATGATAAGTCTGATGCAAGCATCCCCTAATTTCTCCAAATTTATGGGCCTACATGGCACTCAAATTTTACTTGATAACCTAGAGATACGTGGTATTGAAGGCCTCAAAGAAAAGGTTGCAGAGTTCGAGAAACAAGAACAAGAGCAAATGCAAAAAGCACAGCAAGCAGAAATGCAGCAGCAACAAGCTCAAGCACAACAGATGCAGCAACAAGCGCAGATTGAACAGCAACGTGTACAAATTGAGATGGCTCAGGCTAAGCGGGCTCTTGAAACGCCAAGTATTGAGATGCTCGGCTTAATGTCTATTCAAGAGAAAGCAAGACTTGATGCGGCTAATATGGCTATTAAAGAGAAAGATTCTGAAACCAAGTTTATCGAAACCATGGCTAAGATTGAACTCCAAGGAATGGAGTTGGACCAAAAGAAGCATCAGCAAGAGTCTGAGAACGTAAGAGAAGTCTTACACGACTTAACGGCAATGGCTGATACATTTGAGCGCACTAACAGAAAACAAGAGTAAGGATTTCATATGAAAGAGAGTTTTTCTAAAGCTTTAGATAAAATCAAGAAACAGAAATATGAAAATTGGACTATTAACCCGAGATCGATAAAAAAGATCCCCGATAGATTAAAAAAAAAGATGAGGATAAAATGAAAGGTAAAAAGAACTTTATTAAGGATGCAATCAAGAAGCCAGGCGCTTTACACAAAATGTTACACGTGAAACAAGGTGAAAAAATCCCTGAGGCTAAGCTTGAGAAGGCC